TAGCGAGACTGCTAAATTATCACCAGGAGGCGAACACCATGCCCTGGACCACCATGAAGGAAGTCCCAGACTCGATCGCCAAGCACAAGGGCGCGAGCCTTTCCATCGAGCAAGCGAACAAGTGGGCCTCGATCTACGACGCGCTGAAGGGGAACGAGAACATCTCCAGCCCCGCCGGCGCCGCCTGGTCGACCTGGGAGGAGATTTACGAGCTCTCGGACGGCAAGTGGATCGCGCGCAAGCGCGAGAAGTCCGAGGCCATGTACCTCCTCGAGGAGTTCGCCGCGGTCGAGTCCGTCACCCTAGAGGAGGACGGGCTCCCGAGCAAGGCCAAGATCGTCCTCATCGCGGCCGGCCCCTGCAGGACGAAGAGCCGGGAGTACCCGAAGGAGACGCTCAAGGCCGCCGTGGCCGAGGGCATCTTCGACAACCTCCAGATGTTCGACGCCCACCCGCCCGGGTCCGAGAAGATCGAGGGCGCCAGCCTGGCGCCGCGCAAGGTGTCCGAGCTCATGAGCATCGTCATCCCCGGGACCGTGCGCTTCGACGAGTCAATTGCGAACCCGGTCACGAAGGAGAAGCTGGGCGGAGTCGTCGCCGAAGCCGAGCTCCTGGACGAGGACTTCCGGAAAAACTTCAAGCGCAAGTCCAAGGTCATCGGGCCGTCCCTCAATAGCCTCTGCGAGGCCGTGAAGCGCGCCGGCAAGGAAGTCGTGACCACGATTCACAAAACCATCTCGGCTGACTGGGTGACGAAGCCGAACGCAGGCGGAATGGTCCTGCAGCTGGTGGAGGCCCAGGACGAGGGCGGAGCATCCGCCGACAACGGAAGAAAGGAGGAAAAAAGCATGCCCGTATTGGAGAACTGGAGTGATTTAACGCTGGACATGCTCAAGGCGAACCGTGTCGACATCGCAAAGCAGGCTGCCGAGAGCTATGCTTCGGATCAGGAATGGCTCCGCCATACTGCGGAGAGCCTGATCTCACAGGCAGTCCAGGCGGCGAAGGCGGAACTCGCGACTTCGAAGACCGAGGCAGAGGCGGCGAAGCAAGCGCAGATTGCGGCCGAAGCGAAGGTCAAGGAATTCACGGAGAACCAGGCAGCGGCCGCCGCGGCGACGTCCACGGCCAAGCTGTACGCCATGGTCGAGGAGAAGGGCAAGGACCGCAACGTCCTCGCCCGCTCGGCCGTGCTGCAGGGCCTCATCGGCAAGACGTTCGCCGACGAGAAGGCGATGGCAGAGGCGGTCGACGCCGAGCTGGCCAAGATCGAGAAGCCGAAGCCGGAGAGTCAGGTGCCCGCGAAGGCGGACGTGAAGCCTCTTCCCGAAGGCAGCAAGGCCTTCGCGGAGCAGATCGGGCTGTCTCCCGAAGAACAGAAGGGGATCGCGGCCGTGCGCCAATAGGCGCCGGCATCACCAACGAAAGAAAGGAGCAAGGCGATGACTTTAGACGGAAGTCATGCTCTCGTCGGCATCCACGAGGTTGACGGCGAGGAATTGCAGCATTACCCGCTTCCGGTCGGCGCAGGCATCGCCGCAGGGTCGCCGGTCTGCGTTGGGCGCCAGGTAGGTGTGGCGCTCGAGAACGCGGACGATGACGGCAACGCGGTGGTCGACACCGACCGCAAGCGGTGGAATTTCGACGTGAACAACGTCACGGGTTACAACGCCTCGACAAAGGCGGAGGAGACATGGAAGGCGGTGGAGGTGGGCGACGTCGTGTACATCGACCAGACCACCTTCGAGCTGACCCTGTCCCCGACGAACGGGGCCGGCGAGGACAATATCCCGTTCGGGACGGTCTGCCCGAAGGTCTTGAACGAGGGAGACGCCGCGGCGGCGCAGGCGTACTCCGGAACGTCAACCGCGTACACTGAGGAGGATGTGGTTATCCTCGTCAGTGATTACCGGGCATAGGGGGCGATGAAACCATGAACCAGATCACTCATCTCAACAGAATGAAGAGCGACGACTTCAAGGGGTTCATCTCCCTCCGTGCGGTATTCAACGCCCTGTCCAAGTACAAGGACAAGGGCATCTTCGAGACCGGCGACCGCCGCTACCGCCTCGAAGCCGCAGAACAGGAAGAGGTCATCCGGGCGCTCGGCCGCAGCAAGGAAATGGCCGAGCTTATTTCCGCGGATGACATCGGTGCCACCACGGACGTCCTGGACCGGATCATCATCGCCGGCTTCCAGGAGTTCATGAACGAGCCCGACGTGGACCTGGGCCAGCTCTTCGTCAAGCGTCCAGTGGACGACTTCGTCTTTGAAACCCTCCTGTATTCGGATCTGGAAAATTACTCTCCGAAAAGGGATGGGGAGGGCTATGACGCGGCCTTCATCGACGTTGACGGCGTCAAGCATGAACTCGACTTCTGGGGCAAACTGGTCGATGTCGGCTGGAAGGCCTGGAAGTCGAACCGCGGGGAGATCCTCCGGACGCTGCCGAACCAACTGGGCATCGCTGGCAAGCGCACGCTCCAGCGGATCTACGCGGGGCAGATCGGGACCGCCGCCAATCGGGCGCTCATGTACTCGCTCGCCAACGGCAACCTGTTCACGCTCCCGCTAACCCTGGCAAACCTGGAGACCGTCATGGCGCAGATGGCGCTCCTGACGGACCCCATCTCCGGAGAGCCGCGCGCGACGAAGATGTACACACTCGTCGTGCCGGAGACCATGAAGACGGCGGCCGAGAGGATCGTCAAGCCGATCCTGGACAGCCTGGCGCTCTCATCCATCGCGGGCAACTGGCGCCCGACCGGGATTAGCAAGGTCATCGGCAACCCGATGCTGGACCGCTACACGACCACCGGCTGGTGGCTGTTTGCCCGGAACATCGGGCAGCAGGGCCCGGTCGTGGACGCGTTCCAGCGCGGGAGCGAAGCGCCCGAGATCTTCATCAAGGCCTCGGACGCCCAGCGCATCTCCGGAGGCGGGACTGACGTCCCCGGGGAGCAGTTCAGGACGGACAACATCAGCTGGAAAGGCCGGCTCTGCCGGTCTACTTACTGGCTGACCGACCTGGCCTGGATGACCTCGTTCTCCGATCCGAACAGCTAGAGGATCGCAGCCGGAAAGCCGAAGGGGGCGGGAGCGATCCTGCCCCCTTTTTTCCTTACAAGGAGCCGAGTATGGCATTCACCAACGACGTGACCACGACGATCGGCAAGGTCAGGCTCTACAGCGGAGACGCCGACGAAGGCACCCACGTCTTCGAGGACGACGCGGTCGAGCGGTTCATCACGGACGCCGGCGGGATCGTCATGCTGGCGGCCTACAAACTCGTCCGCGCCAAGATGGCCCACCTGGCCGCCCTCCCGACATCGCAGAGCATGAGCACCTACTCGCAGAGCATGGACTTCTCGGCTCTGCAGAAGGTGGCGGAGGTCCTGAAGACCGACCTCGAGGCCGAGGGCATCGGGATCGACGGCGAGGACGTGGCGCAGTTCGGGATGGCGGAGCAGGCGAGGACGCGGAAGACCTGGATGAAGACGGAGTACAACAAAGCCGCGCGCGGGGAGACCTGCTAATGAACACGCGGGCGGCCTACGAATCGCTCCTGGTCCAGACCTGCGACGTCTACCGCCCGACGACGACGCGAAACGCGTACCACGAGGTCGTACCGGGGGCGGACGAGCTGGTCGACGAGGGCGTGGCCTGCTTCTGCGCGTTCCCGTCCGGCCGCAAGTCCATCCTCCCCACCGGCATCGACCCGAGCAAACTGAGGATCATCTACTTCAAGAGCGATCAGGACATCAAGGAGCTCGACGTCATCGTGCACAACGGGAGGAAGTATATCGTGAACTCGGTCGACAGCGCCGGCCTCGACGGGCACCACCTCGAGGCCATGTGCGAGACCGTGGTGGGAGGCTGACGTGGGATTCGTCCCCGACTATCCGATGCACGACCCGTCGAAGACGGTACGCGAGAACCGCTGGGTTCTGCTCGCATGGGACGCCAGGAAGCGGCGGGAACTGGTAGCGAAGGCATTTGTCATTCTCGCGGGGATGCTGACTTGCTTCGCGATCCTCGTGTTCGGAGGCTGACGTGGCCGACATCGTGGTGGAGGGCATGGACAAGCTGCTGGAGAAGCTGGACCAGCTGACGCCCGAGATCAAGAAGACGGTCGGGCGCGAGATCCTGACGGCCACCCTCATCGTCGAGCAGTCGGCCAAGCAGAACATCGCCAGGAACTTCCACGGCAAGGGGACGCTGGCGGCGTCGGTAAAGCACCGGCTGGAGAAGCTCGGCGGCCTGTCCCTGGCCGGCGTGGTCTACTCGAACCTGGTCTACGCGGCGATCCACGAGTTCGGCGGGACGATCAAGCCCAAGGACGCGAAGTGGCTGACCATCCCGTTCGAGGGCGTGCAGGGCCGGGCGAGGGACTACCAGGACACCTTCTTCGCCAGGACGTCGGCCGGCAACCTGGTCATGTTTCAGAAGCGGGGCAAGGACATGGCCGTCCCACTCTTCCTGCTCGTCAAGCAGGCGGAGATCCCGGCCAGGCCGTGGCTCAACCCGGCGCTTGAGAGCAACCGGGAGGCCGTGGTGGGGATCATCGGGAACGCCGTGAAGGAGGCGCTCGCGAGTGTCGCGCAAGAGTAACGCTTGGATTATCGACAAACTGAGGGCGGATCTGGACCTGGTCACGCTGCTCGACGGGGACGATGATCTTATACTCATCGCGCAGCCCTACGAGCGGCCGCCGCTGTTCGAGGAGAGCCCGGCGATCGTCGTGCTCCGGTCCGAGTCCGAGATGGCCGACTCCGAGAACTCGCAGGCCGGCGTCAGGCGCGAGACCATCTATCTCGAGGCAAGAAGCCAGGACAAGGGAAGGGTCCACGCCCTGGCGGAGAGGATCCTCGCCGTGCTCGCGGACGCGCACGGGGTCCACGAGCCGGGCGGTTCGATCTACCGGGTGAGGCATGACTGGTCCTCGGGGCCAGCACTAAACCCGGACGGCAAGACCTGGGAGAGCCAGACGCGGTTCGTCGTCTGGTACAGGTAAAAAAACCAAGGAGGCAGGAGATGAAGACGCCATACGTTTTATGGCTGGACGGCACGATCAAGATCAACGGCACGGACGCGGCGACGCTCGGTTCGTCTGACGGCCCGGTCGAGGTCGAGATGGGGGTGGAGCAGGCGGCCGCGTCGGGCAGCCGCGGGGTGGACACCCACCTGGACGTGACCAAGGCCGACTTCAAGATCACGGTCACGGGCACGTTCTTCGACATGCAGATCCTGAGCGAGCTGCTCGGGTTCGCGGAAGCGAACGGGACGCTCGACGACGGGATGACCGCGTCGAAGAACTTCTCCCTCAACAGCAACGCCAGCTCGCTGGTCCGCCCCTACGTCGAGTTCCTCATCCAGGCGAACAAGCACGGGTCGGAGAACCCGGGGAACTCGAACCTGCCCTACCGGGTCGAGGTCTGGGCGGCCCGCGCGCAGGTCGAGGGCGCCTTGACGCTTCCCATGAGCAAGTCGGAGCACACGAAGGTCAAGCTGACCATGAAGCTCCTGGCGAACGTCGACCCCTCGGAGAACTGGTTCGAGATCCGCGACGAAGAGCTGGAGAGCTAGATCGTGACCCCGGCCCAGAAAAGGGACGTGACGTACCTCGGCGGGCTGCGCGAGAAGGTGACCCTCGCCGGGCTCGACATCGAGCTCGGCGAGCTCGCGCTCAAGCACCGACCGGAGATGTTCCGGCTCATGGAGCGGGACCTCAAGATGACGCAGTCCGCCTGGCGGAAATGGGTCGGTCTGGACCGCGCCGCGTCGATCCCGCTGATCGGAGGCCTTATCCGGTCGGCCTTCGGACTGGACGCCAAGAAGGATACCGCCGTCGCCATGATGAGCAGGCTCGTCAAGGGCCTAACGGAGAGCGACGTCGAGCTCATCCTGCTCTGCTCCGTGCCCTTCAACCCGCACCTGACCCCCAAGCAGATCAGGGCCGCGGTCATGGATTCGCCGAACTCCTCGGTCCAGGACGCCATCCGGAAGATCCTGGACATGAACGGGGTCGACATAAAAAAAATGACGGCCGCCAGGGAGACGCCCATCCCGGCCCCGGCGGCCCAGGGGACGACGACTGGGAGTGCTGGGTCGCAGGCGTCGTCGAGCTGACGGGGTGGACGCGGGAGCAGCTGCTCGATCACACGTGGTCGTTTATCGAGCTTCTCGCCGAGGGAACCAGAAAGAACCGGATGTACGAGCGATATGGCCGGGGAAACTCTGTCATCGTAGGCAGCAAGGCGCTGGAACGAATCGGCGTCAAGATCGGGGGCTTCAAGCGTGGTACTCCAGGAGCTGAACATCCGGATCGGGATTCTGCTGGACGATCTTAAAAAGAACGCCGAGGAAGCAAAGACGAAGGCCAAGGGGATCGAGGCGACGTTCCGGTCCCTGAAGTCGGCGCTCATCTCGCTCGGCGTTTTCGCTTTCATGAAGTCGGCCGTGGCCGAATTCCTGGAGGCGGACCGCGTCTCGGCAAACCTCGCGCTCCGCATCCGGGCGCTCGGGGGCGACTTCGCGAGGAACAAGAAGGCGGCCGACGACTTCGCGACCTCCATGAGCCGGCTGAGCGGGATCGAGGACGACGAGTTGAAGAAGAGCATGAACAGCCTGCTCGACCAGACGCACGACCTCGAAGCGTCGATGTCGCTCATGACCGACGCGATGGACCTGGCCAAGGGAACGGGCATGGACCTGAAGCAGGCGACCGACCTCGTCGGCCAGGCCTACGCCGGGAACCGGATGGCGCTCATGCAGCTCGGCAGGACGTTCGGGGTCGCCCGCGAGCAGTCTACCGACTTCGGGACGGTCATGAAGGCCATGCGGGCCCAGGTCCAGGGGGCGGCAACCGACCAGCGCCGGCTCGACGTGCAGATCGGGCAGGGCGCCACGGTCTGGCTGGACTTCAAGGAGAACATCGGGCAGGCCCTGTCCGGGTTCGTCGGGCTGGTGGGCCGCGGGATCAGGCCGACGATCGAGTTCCTCGGGAACCTGAAGGTCGTCCAGGACCAGGCGCTCGGCGGCCTCTACAAGCTGGCCGGAAACCTGCGCTCGATCTTCACGCTCGGATTCAAAGGCTGGGCGGCCGAGAACAAGCGCATCATTGACGACGCCGTCGGCAAGAGCCAGGCGGCCTTCGAGCGCCAGGAGGACGCGGCGACCAAGGTCAAGAAAATCGAGCAGGGGAAGCAGCAGCGGTGGTCCGAGGACTACCTGCGCCGCATGCGCGAGCGAGACCAGAAGGACCGCATGGAGCGGGTGCAGTCCGAGAACCAATTCATGAAGAACCGGGTCAGCCTGGGCCAGGCGACGGAGATGGAGCTCCTGGACCTGCAACGGCGGAACGCCGAGGAGGTCGCCGCGATCTACGGGCAGGAGTCCAAGGAGTTCCAGGAATACCAGAGCGAGATGATCGAGACGGCCAAGAGCGCCTACGCCAGCATGTACGATCTGGGGAATGCGTCCGTAGCTGCGCTTTCGCAGGGATTCGAATCCATGTTCGGAGCGATCATCTACGGGAGCGCGAGCGCGGGGGACGCGATCGCCATCTTCGGAAAGACCATGGCGAAGTCGCTGCTCAATTCGGTCGCATCCGTCATCGAGGGCGAGGCCGTCAAGGGGATGGCCGGCTACCTCTCGAACATGCTGCTCGGCGGCCCGCTCATGGCAGGCGTTACGTCGGCCTATTCGCTGCCGCTCATCGCGTCGCTCGCGGCCCTGTCCGGCGTCATCCGCGGGATCTCGGCCGGGCTCGCGGAGGGCGGGGTCATGGGAAGCCCGAGCATTATCCGGTTCGCCGAGAAGGAGCCGGAGGCCGCGATCCCCTTCTCGCGGATGGGCGAGGCCTTCCAGATGTACAGCCAGTTCCTCGACAAGCGCGGCGGGGGCTCCGAAGGCCGGCGCCAGGTCAACGTGACCATCGACAACCGCGGGGCGATGATCCTCGACTCCGGGTACGAGGAGCGCCGGGCGGCCAAGAAGATCGGGGACGCCCTGAAGCGCTCGGGCATCATCTAACAGGAGGGCAGCATGTCGGCAACCTTCATCCTCGGCGACCTAGAGCCCGAGGTCACCCCACGGATCGCCCCGTCGCACATCGTCCTCGGCGAGAACGTCAGGACGCAGACCGGGGCGCTTTACTCCACGGCGTCCGCCGATAGGCTGGCCTTCACCCTCTCGTTCGAGCGCCTGACCTATGACGAATATCTCCTGCTTGAGTCCTACTGCATGGCCCTCCCCGGAAGCCTGAGTGCCCTCCTGGTCATGAACGATCGCGGCCGCCTGTTCGACGGCGAGACCGTCGACGGAGACCTGGGGCGCGTGCTAAACAAGGTCAAGATCGTCGGCTGGTCGCTTGATCCGGCCACGCCCTACGAAGATGCCGGCGGCGTCTACAGGGCCGAGGTCCAGGTGGAGGAGTCGTGACGTACTCGGCAGTCCCCGACAGTGTTAAAACTTCCCCGATGCGCCGCATGGAATGGCGCACGCGGTTCGCCTGGGGCGGAAACCTCATCCGCCGGCGGGACCAGGCCGGTTCGATCATCCCGACGGTCACGGCCAGGAGCGAGGCCGTGGGCCAGCCCGTGTCGATCGCCGTGGATGGGTTCAGGCCGCACGAGAATCCCCTGGATTCGACGTATGCCGGGCACTGGGAGTCCACGGGCGTCCCCCTGGATCGGGACGCAAATGCGGCCATCTACGACGATCTGAGCGACTGGTCTGGGTGGTCCCTGGGCGACTATGGGGGCGTCTCCGGGTCGGCGCAGGCCCTCTCCGGGTCCTGGGGCGAACTGTCCGGGACTGGGCCGGCGCCCGGGACGGTCTGCGGCCAGGTGGCCCGCGAGGCGTCCGGGACACATGCGAAGGGCAAATTCTTTCAAGTCCAGCTCGCTTCCGCGCGCCCGACGGCCTCGGCCGGGAGGTTCCTTGAGCACGGGATTATCCTATCCAACACGAATACGCTGGACGTGACCGCTGAGACGGACGCGGCCATTGTCTCGCTGCGGCATACGGATGCCGGCGTATTCCTTCGGCTCGCCAAGATCGTCAGCGGGGTCGAGACCGAGGTCAGCGCGGTCGAGATTCCTAACGCCTGCTACTCCCAAAATCTCAAGATTCAGATCCGCGATGACGAGTTGACCGTGTTTGAAAGCCGCCAATATTATGCGGTTATCTCTGCCTATTTCAAAACGGACGTCTCGCATCTCAATGCTTCGGTCTATCTCAAACTTTTTACGCGCCAGGACGACGCGGTGGCCTACTCCGCGTTTTTCAGAGACCCTGGCGCCTTCACATCCAGGCAGATCCGCTGCGGTGGCGAAGTCGGCTTCCGCGACGATTTCACGACCGACGCTTTAGCGCTCGCGTGGGCGGGCATTGATTGCACCCTGGCGAGGGTCAGCGACGGGGCCGGGGGTTACGCGATGGAGGCTACCAGTGACCAGGTGGCCCCATCCCTTTTCTGGGTCCGGGCGGCAGGATCAAAAGCCACGTTTGGGGATTTTCGAGTCTCGGCCAGGATAGACAGGATGGCCGGCGTCAATGCCGCATGGCTCTATGGACGGATCACCTTTGCGACGCAGAACGGGTATTTAATCCAGTTCGCCGCGGCGCAGGTGATAATTACACGGACCGACGGGGGAGTCGGGACGGACCTCGCGACCGAGGCATTCACGGTCCCTGAGGTGTTCGACGCACGGGTAGAATTCGAGGGGGATGAAATCCGCGCCTATGTCGACGGGGTCCTGGCCGCGTCCGCAACGGACGCGACTTACGCCTCCGGCGAGGCCGGGGCCGGCGGTTTCGGGGATAACACGGCCGCCACGCTTGGGATCGCTGCATTCGATATCGCGGAGCGCGGACTGCAGGAGTCCGCGGCCATGGCCTACCATGGCGCCGGGCTGCATAACGGGAGCTTCGAGGAGTGGGACGCCGCCGACGGCGTGACGGGGGCCGTGGACACGGTGGCCTCCGCCTGGGCCGGAATCACCAGGGCGGGAAGCCCCACGTTCGAAAAGTCTGCAGATGGGTATACCGGGAACGCACAGCAGATAAATTTCGACGCATGGACATCGTCCGCTAATCAGTCGGCAGGGATCTATCAGACGGGAATCAGGGTCAATTCGCGGCACATCTACCGCGTCAGCTTCCGGCTCTTGATCCACCAGACCACGGGCGACCGCCGCAATCCCGGGCTAAACGGATTTTCCCAGATCGCCGTCGACCTCATCGGAATAGGAACCACCAAGTCCAGAATTATTTCTGACGATGATACGGATTATTTCGAACAGGATGTCTGGCACCGCCTTTCGTTTTATTTCGGGACCGACGATTTTTCGGACCCGTCCTACGATACGAACGGTGAAACCGAACTTCAAATTCTCGCCTACGCCGGCGCCGTAGGATACGCATACCCGCTCCCGTTCTATCTGCTCATCGACGACGTCAGAATCGAGGACCTGGCAGCGGACGCGAACGCCGACCTCCCAGACTACGACCTGGGCTGGGTGGCGCTGCGCGAGGATGCCGCCTCCCGCCTCGATACGCAAGACGGCTATGAGGCGTTTGTCGTCATGCCGACGTCCGTGGTCTACCGCGGAGCGGACGCCGGCTGGTCGCTGCAAGGGTCCGAGGGGCATGAGCTCTTCCGCTCACGCGCTTACGCCGATTTCTTCCCGGGCGACCGCTGGGAGATCGCGCCCGAGTGGATCGCCGTAGACCAGGGATCGGTCCGGGCGCTGAACCACCTCGTCGCCTATCCGCTGGCCGGAGAGACGCTCCGCTGGGCCAACGTCGTCGCCGGCGACTCGTGGGTCGGGGGCGCGGTGCTGAAGACCATGCCGGACGGGGAGGTAGACGCCGAAGCGAAGCTGGACCTCGAGGTCGAGGCGAGGGCCGGGCGCTACGTCCAGGTCGTCCTCCTGGACACGGGCGTCGACGGGGACGTCTGCACGGCCCAGGAGGTCGAGCTCTATCTCTTTTCGGACGAATCCGCGAGGATACTGCAGCAGCCCGGGTCCGGACCGGACGTCACGGTGACGTCCAAGCGCGATCAGGGCGCGAACAGCCTGCCGAATCCCGGGACGTTCTCGGTCCGGCTCAGGAACGACGACAACCGCTTCGACCCGCGCAACGCGGCCTCGCCGATCTACGGGGAGCACCAGGCCGACGGGCTCGGCGAAATCCGGTCCGGCGTCCAGGCGCGCTTGGGAGTGATTTGGAAGTCCCAGGAGGCTATTGAGGAGGCGCTGGCATTCGAGGATCAATGCTTAAACGCCGCCGTATGGAACACAAACGGAACATCGATCACGCCTACCGGTACGGCCTTGCGGGCCAAGATTACGACCACTTACCACGAGGTCGGGCAACCTATCCGGGGCGATATCTATACGGACCCGTTCATCGCCAATTTCGCGGTCTTTTCGCGCTTGCGGATGACGATCGCCGCCGTCGAGGGGCTCATCCAGTGGCGTCCAGCGATCCGCGTTTATGACTGGGCACTGCTGAATTACGTTGATTACCCTCTGGACGTCTACGCCTCGGAGGATGGTGACTTTGAGTGGGACCTGGCGACCTATCCCGAACTCCCGACCGGCATGTCCATGGCCGCGATCGTGCTGCAGGTACAGTTCGTGCAGGACGCTACGATCGCGGACCAGACGGAGCACTGGATCGACATCGACCATGCCTCGCTGTCCACGCCGGCGGCCGTCTGGCAGGTATACGAGACCGAGGTCATGCGCGGGCTCATCGGGAATCGTGCCGCCTCGATGGAGCCGCTCGGGATCTCGTGCGATACTCTGGGACAGAGCGCTACGATCGACGGGACGGACTTCACGGCCGCGCTGGATGAACCGGCGCCCTACGATGAGCTGGATATCTGGGAGTCCGAGTCCGCGGACGACGTCTTCGCCATGATCTGCTACCTGGGGAACATCCCGGCCCAGGACATCGACGTTGAGACCACGGGTTTGACGCTTCCCGTCGCTGTGCTCGAGCAGTCCTCGCTCCGCGAGCACTTGGCGCAGTTGGTCAAGATCCTCGGCGGGTCCGCGTGGCACACGCCGGACGGGAAGATCGTCTACCGCAACGTCTACTCGAAGCGCGCGATCGAGCAGAGCGAGAAGGCGGACTACGACGCCGGGACCAAGTCGGACGTCAGCTCGGACCTGGTGGACGGCGACCTCATCCTGGACGACCTGACCTACGACTCGCACCTCGAGGGCCTCGTGCTCCCGGAGGACGAACTCGACGACTCCTGGACGGTCGACGATGCGGACGGCTCCGCCCAGCGATTCGTCCAGGACTCGAAGTACAACGTGCTTATCCCGCTCGCGCTGGACTCCGCGATGGTCCACAGCCAGAAGGTCTCGCTCGACCCGGCCTCGGGGTTCGTCGTGGAGTACCGCGCTGAGGTCGACCAGGCCACGGCGGGCCGCACCCCGGTCCTGGACGTCTGGGGCTACACCTCGGACGTGGCCAGCCGCGACACGGCGGCCTGCGCCTGGCGCGTGAGGATCTACTGGTCGGCGGGGACGCTATCCGTCCAGGCCGGCGGCAAGCTCACGCTCAACAGGATCCATGAGCCTTACACCTCCACGACGTTCCTGGTGGGTCCGTACCGGGACTTCAAGGTCCGGCTCATCGGCGACGGGGCGAACCTCAAGGTTTATATTAACAACCACCTCGCCATGACGGTCCCATTCTGCACCCCGCGCGAGATCCGCTGGTATCCGTTCGAGGAGACCATTGAGGATTGGGAGATGGAGGACGACTTCACCGGTGCCGCCGGCACGCTCCTCAAGGCGCACTCCCCCGGGACGAACACGACCGGGGGCGTCTGGGTCGACCCGAACGACAAATATAAGATCGGCCCGGGCGGGAGCACGCTCATCGCCAATGCCGCGGATGACGGCACGACCTACTTCGACCTGCTCAAGGCGCGCTACGTCGTGCGGGCCGGCGTCTATCTCGACCGGACGACCGCGACCGATGCCGGCATACGCTTTGCCTACGCTGACGCGAATAACTTTTTGGAACTCCGGCTGCATGCAATTCCTTATGGGTCAGGAATTCGGGTTTATCCGGAACTTTGGAGGAAGGCGGCGGGCCTGTATTTTCCGATCTCAGAGCTCGCGACCATCGACCTCGCAGAAGGCGTCCATGAGGTTAGAGTCGAGGCCAGGGCCGGCATGGACTATAGGGTTTATATTGCTTCTCAAAGCAGGTATAACGCGGCCATCACCACCGGGAACTATTCCGGAAAGGTCGCTCCGTATATCAAGGCGGGTTCGGCGGCCTATTTCGATTATTTCGACGCTGATCGGGCGGACGACTTCGTGGACGACCAGGACGACCCGCTCGAGTCAGACGCGGACCCGGCGGTCCTGGAGCCGGGCGTGGCCTTCGGGCCGATTCCGCCCCAGGCCGCGAATACCCGCCAATACAAGTCCGACGGGACGGTCCTGCGCACAGGTCTCTCCCCGGACTACAAGCCGGGCTACCAGATGGACTGGCTCCGGATCGCCGCCGGCGTGAAGACGACAAACGTCCTGACCGGATCGTGGGAGTCGGACGTCCTGGACCTGTCCGCTGGCGTCACGGCCTTCGGAATGTTCGAGGCCGAGTACGTCCAGGCGGAGAACCCGTCCGTGAGCCTCTACCCCCTGGCCGGCTCTCGGTTCTACCTGGCCTCGTCGGCCGACGGTCTCGCGTTCGGATCCTGGGTCGAGATCTTCCCGGGCTTCCAGATCGCCGGCATCACGGTCGAGCGGTACGTCAAGCTCAAGTGGGAGGCGTCGATCACTGACACCTTCTTCGCCACCAGCCCGCAGGTCTACTTCCAGAACCCGCACGTTCCCGTTCTGAGGTCGGCCACGATCCACTATGCGATCGCGTCGACGGACCTCGGGGAAGCCGAGCAGTTCGAGGATCAGGTCATCTCGTGTGAGCGGTCGCTCGGTAACCCGCGGGCGAACCGGGTCCAGGCCGCGGTGAACCAGTGGGTCGAGCAGGCGCTGACCGATTATCCGACGACGACGTTCTGGGAGTCCTCGGACGTCCCGGTGGCGGTATCGATGGGGACCGAGAGGACCTGGACGCCCTCCTACGATTACCCCGCCAAGCGCGACACGGGTGCCAATCTTATGCACGCATTCCTGACGATCGACGGGGCGGACTATGAGGTAGATGAGGGCGTCTCCGGCCAGGTGTGCGGAAACGCCGAGGTCTCGTTCTCGTCCGGGCAGCGGCAGGGAACGATCACGGTGGAGGCTGTCCTCGCCCTGGTCAACGTGACGGCCGTCGCGGTGGACGCGGTCCATTTCCGGCAGTCCTCCGACCTGGGGCGCTCGGAGAAGGTGGTGGCCGAGGACGCCGTGGCTCAGGCGGCCTTCGGGGCCGTCATCGAGGGCGAGCTCATCGACAACGTCTTCGCCGCGTCGCAGGCGATCGCCGAGAGCCTGGCCGACTTCACGCTCGGGCTGGACAAGAAGCACCAGGAGTCTCTGACGGCCGAGGTCCCACTCTGGCCGACGCTCACGCTCGGGCAAAGTTGTTCGGTCATTTCGACAAAGGCGGGGAGAAAGGCCTGCGCCGTGGCGCTTACCGAGGTGACGCACTCGGGCTTCAGGACGCGGATCGCGGGCGACGTCGTACCTCCGGAGGATTGACATGGCGCGCAGATGGTCCAAGATCATCCTGCATCACTCGGCGACAGACGATGACGCCTATGCGGATGACTGGAAGGCGATCGAGCACTTCCACACCTCCTGGAGGAACGGAGACCGGATCATGACCCCTCAGGAGGTCACCCAGTACAAGGCGGACCTGAGAGCGCTGCGGGGACAGGTCCCGCCGAAGGGCTGGGAATGGAAGGCCGTCCTCAGGCCCTGGAGGGCCATCGGCTACCATGCCGGCATCGAGAAGGTGAATGGAGTCCACCAATTTCAGCTTGGCCGGTCCCTGGATGAGATTGGGGCGCACTGCAAGGGCCAAAACCTCGATGCGATCGGGTTCATGTTCTGCGGGAACTTCGACGAGGACCGCGTCGACGATGCGATGTACTTCAACGCCGCGGCCTGGGTGGGCCACATCATATCCATCCAGCCATGGATCACGCTGCGCGACATCCACCGGCACAGCGAGTTCGCGCCCAAGAGCTGCCCGGGCGCGCTCTTCGATATGGACCGGTTCCTCTACTACGTCAAGGTCCAGATGGGAGGCCGATGATGCCCGCGGATGAAATCAAGAGGGACAGGGAAGGACGCCCGATCTTCCGCGAGAAGCCGGGGTGCAACTTCGGACCCGTACTCGAGGCGGCCATTATCGAGCGCATGATTAAGGAGGAGAGCAATATCGGAGGCCTCCGGGTCCAGGTCGACCGGCTCGAGAATAGCATCCGCACCATGCTCCAGTCCTTCATGAACCAGTATAACAATCTCCAGGAGAAGGTTGAGCAGCAGTTCGGGCGGCTCCAGGACAAGGTGAGCGCGAACGCCGGGATGCTGGCCGAGACGCTTGGGGAGTTCGGGAAGGTCAACGGGCTCTATTCCCAGATGGCGAACCAGCGCGACGCGGCCCAGGAGGTGCGCGACAAGAAGCTCGACCTGGTGGTCTCCTACGTCGAGCGGAAGATCATGGTCCGGAAAATCATGGCCAACGTGGGGAAGGCGATCGCCGCAGTCATTGCCGTGGCCGGGACCATCACCGGGATTTTCATGGCGGCCGCTACCCTTTTAAAGCATTTGACCCAGGGATAGGCCTGGGAGCGACGAGGATGACCACAGCTTAACGATGGCATCATAGGCGGGCGGGATGCCCGCGGAAAGGCGGAAATCATGAAATTAATCGGCATCTTGATCTCACTGCTGGGGTTAGACTCAAAGGCCAAGGGGGCCCTGGTGGGATATAGGACCTACTTGGTCCTGGCGCTCGTCGTTTTCTTGAATCTTGGGCCGGCTTTTATGGACTTGTCGGCCCTGGCCGCTATCATGGCGTCGCTATGTGGCATCGCCGCAGCCATTCTCGGGGAAGTCCTGAAGATAGCCGATGGGAAGGCTGGGATCTTAGCGGCTGCAGATGGGGTCAAGGCACAGTGGGCGCTTGTCGCCCCGCTCCTGGGTAATATTACCGCGCACGTGAATCATCTCACGCTCTGCCTCGCGGCGCTCGCCGGGATGTATTTCAAGGCCGGCGTCGACCGGAAAGCGGCACAACGGCTCGAGGTGACAGCTGGCCCTGCTCCCGTCGAGGCCGTCCCGGTCGATCCGAAAAATGGAGGCGTACAATGACCCCGGACGGAAAACTTCAGGTAAAAGACACGAACCTCGCGAACGTCCGCCGCGGCGACATCTTTATGTGGCGCGCCGGCGACCTGCTCTGGCCGGACTGGGACATCCTCGGCGGCCTGATCCGGACCTTCGAGGGCAATCAGGGGACGGCCCGCGATCCGCGCGTTCCCGGACACAGCGCCGGGGATTATACGCACGCCGCCTGGTGCGTGCACCCGCCGCACCCGGAGGCCGTGGTCGTCGAGGTCTCGGACCGGCCAGGGATCTTCCGGATCGAGGACGGAGCGACATGGAAGGAGGACGAGGAAATCCCGGGGCGCTGGGCCGAGGTTCCGATTACCCGGCGCGAGAGGCTCCGGTCCAAAATGCCGATCAGGCTGCACGCGACCTGGCCGAAAGTCTGCGAGGAAACCGTGGACCTTGAAAATCGGCATATGGAGGTCTGGCGCCTGCGCAGGGCCACGCCGGCCGTCATCGAGGGGATTCTGAAGCTGGCGACCGACATGATCGGCTGGCAGTACGATCTCGCGCAGTTCCTGACCCTCGGGAGCCTGCTGCTCCCAGGCGCGGAGATCTGCTCCGAATTCATCAAGGACCCGACGTACAACGCCTCCATGCTCCTGTCCAATGAGTACCCGATCTGCTTGACGCCCGACCTGTCCGGCAACGCCGACAGGATCACGACGCCGAACGACCTCATCAACGCCGAGGAGATGTTTCGGGTGAGTTTCCAGGGCCTCAAGGCCTGACCTCGCCCCAGCCGTCCCTCCCGCAGGGGCCGCGGACCCGCCTGCGACCCCTTCCCTAAGGCCCCCCAGGATCGCATCCCCGGGGGGCCTTTCCTTTTCCGGGCCATGGCAGAAAATGAAAAAATATTGAAAAAAAGTATTTACAAACCCGGCGGCACGTGGTACTATTACCTCATGGATGACAACACACCACAGGAGGAAGCGGGCATGTACTACACGGCGTTCTGCGTTAAACCGGATGGAGGGATCGCCACGGTTAACTTCGAGGCGACCGCGACGACCACGGAGGCGATCTGGCAGGCCGCGCGCTTGGCCCTGGCCGCCAGGATCGGGGCCGGGACGGTCGTCTGCTGGATCGGCTGGACAACGCCGGCCCTGCGCATGGACGCGCTGCGCGAGGGGAAGGTCATGCAGATACCGAAAGCGATCGGCCGCGGATTAACCCCGCGAGCAAACCAAGGAGGGACGGAACGATGAAGAAAGGACTCAAGCGGTTCACCTGCCCGGATTGTTCCGGGACCGGATCGACGCCGGACATCGTGACGGGCAAGCCTGAGAAATGCGAGACCTGCGACGGGTTGGGCGCTGTGACGCGGCTTCAATATGTGGCCTTCGAGCTCGATAATGCTGGCATCCTCGGGCGAGAATCCAGCGGGTTATACTTCTGCGGACCGTTCACGGGGAAGTCGAGGTCTTCGGTCGTCCGGACGTGGATGCAGAACCATCCAAGATATGAGATCGGCCCGGAACGCAGCGCCCGGGAGATAGCAGAGCTGGAACAACTTAATAGAACGAGAGCGGCAGCCGGACTTCCTCCGCTTCTCGTCCATCCAAGCGAAAACGCGCGGAGGGAGGAAGCCTTCAGGCTGATAACAAAATGACTCGCAGAAGAGCCACCTGGTCCAAAAACGGCCGCTATTTTCGCAAGTAATTTATGATTTAAAAAAAGGAGAGCGAATGATTCGCGATCTGCTGAACCATCAAGTTAAGGGCCTCGCCGAGGCCCAACGGGATGCTGGATGCTTCGGGTGCAGGCGGTGCATGCTGGAAATGGTCGGAATCGCAGACTGTTGCAGGGATGGCATGTATGCTCTGCCGCGATTTCAGACGGTCGGGAATATCCGGTGCAGAAATTTAGAGCCGAGGCCAGCGGCAAATAATCTTAAATTGAGCAGTAAAACCGCCCGTCCCTCCAGACCGCCGGCGTTAGATATCATTATTGGGAACGCCTGCTTTCAGAATGTTGGTCATACTCCATTATCGAAAGTGATTATCCGCCAAAAGGCCAAGAGATCAAAAGCATATTGCAACTCTGATTTTGGAGACCACAAGTAGGAGGCTGACATGGCGCATGAATGCCCTGTTTGCGGCTGCAAGTGTACCTGCGGGGGAGATATTGACGATCTCGTGCTCCCGGATGATGCGAGGGAAGCCCTCTGCACGTGCTGCCAGGATCAAACCAGCCGTTATACCGATGACGAGGCCGCGAGCGAGATTGAAAACGAGTACGTGCAGGAGGCGATCCATGGAAAGAATTGACCGCATCGAGGCTGACATGGCGAGGTTTAAGCGCATCCCGAAGCGGAGGGCGAAACGATGAGCAAAGTCGTGTCTTATCTTGATTGTGGGTGTGCGATACACGATGACGGTCATAGAACGTGGTGTCCGTCCTGTGCCAACCCAACGCCAGACCCATACCCGCGCCCACAGCCAGACTACAAGCAAGTGCTGGCCGAGGTGCATGAGGTGCTAAAAGAAACACGCGCCATAATACCTTCGCCAGAAACAATGGATCTGATCCGCGAGATAGAGGGTGTGCTGGGGATTAAGGAGGCCGAGCGTGGCTAGCAAACGGTTGACAGAATACCTTATTAAAACATATCCGCTTTATAAAAAATGGGCAAAGGAACACAGCACAGATAAAACCGGATACGGATGGATTAACTTTGGGCGAATGCTGGCATTTGAGGAAATAGCAGATGTTATAGGGTTAAATTTAAAAACCGGCAGCAAACTCAATCGAAAGGGGAATAAGCGTGGCTAGCAAACGGAAGTTGATTTATCAGGATGGTGGTGGCCGTGGAATCGCATACCGTTGCGAAACGTGCCGCCATGTTCAGGGATTCAGTTTTGATGACCCGAAGAAAAATATTTTTATAAAATATCCGGATCAATTTTCTTGTTTATGCAATCAGGGAAAACCAACAGCATCAACCATTGAGAGGGATGATGTTATTTTTTAAAAGCCCAATCGAAATGGGAAACGAGGATGACATTGAAGCCAGGTAGCGAGCCAGAGGTGACTGACATGGCAGAGGATAGGCTGGATTTTGGTCCGATGACACCGCTTGCTTTTCTATACGCAAACATGAATGAAAAACAGATACAGGATGCCAATAAAATCCTTCGCCTTTGCAGCGGGTTCACAATGGACCAAGTAGAGCGAAGGCTGAAGATTGATTGTGATAAATGTATTTGGAAAACGCACGAGTTACGTGAAAGGAAAAAGGTGGAGGCCCCGGATGCCGAAAAAGGGTGAGAAAATAAATCTTAAAGATAATTGCAAATTTAAACTCACCTGCACTATTAAGTTAGGTTGCGATGGGTGCAAGTTTTATAGAAAAAACAAAATTGAAGTAGAGCAAGAATCTACTATAGCTGATGATTATTTAGACTACCTTAATTCAAGATATTAGGGAGAAAACACAATGCCGAAAAAGGGTGAGTTGGAAATACCAACAGCACCGTGTGTCAAATGCCAGGCGTTCCTTGATTGGCTTAAATTGAGAGAAAAAATCATGGAGCATAATCGCTTAATAAGAGAAAAGCGCAATCAGAACAGGAGGCCGCGCCGTGACCGTGGATGACATACTCAAAGCAGAGATATCGGAAGGGGAATATAAAAGGATTTTAGGATATTTGCAAATGAAGGTAGATGCAAGAACCAATGATGAAAAATATGGAATCACAGATGATGGAAACGAAATAAAAAAATCATTCTGCTCCGCGTTCACCGCGCTCCACGACCTAGCCACAGGGAATAAGGTGCTGGTGGATAAAATTGACGCGGACAGGTTGAACGAAATTAAGTCTATCCCATTCGACATATTATCTAATCCAAACAGGGTGGCCATACTCCGCGAGAGACAACGTACCTTTTCCGAGGTCAGGAGAATCGTGGAGGAAATGAAACAACAAGGAGTATTTTCAGGCAATCCTGAAGCCCCAGATTTTGGTTCATTGCGCCATACATGGGATGACGACACCTTATCCGAACTATCCCGCCGCTTGGATGACTTGGAGGGGAAATAAGCGGGCCAGGCGGAAGATGAAAATAATTGTTTACAAATGTTTTACAAAAGGATAAAATGCAGAAACCTTGAAAGGGGGCAATGCCGATGGCGATCAAGAAAAAAGAGCCGGCGGTCCATGTTCCAATTACGATAACCCTGGCCGAGCAATGGGCGAAGTTCAGGAAGGAAAACGGGCTTTTCATTCTGGCGAAGGATCCTAACGCAATTGCACGTGGTTTGAATGCTCGCAAGTATCTTATGGAACGCGCCCTGATCGAGTACATGGCAAATCACGCCGGCGGGAAGTGATCCTTGCTAGACGAAAGGGTCAGGAGGATACCCGGCGGCGGACCGGTCCAGTTCGAGATCGGGCAGCCATTCCAGGAGGAGGTTCGGATCGGGACTGCCGAGGGAAGGCAGTCGAACGAGTTTGCTGGCATGATGCGGGCCCGTGAGGACGGATGGATGATTTGCTGGGACTGTGGGGGCGCGGGAGAAAAGCCGCCGCAGTTCGAGATCTGCAGGACCTGCGGTGGCCTCGGCGAAGTTCTTTCCGATATCCACCAGCCGGATAATGATGGGAGGGAATTGTATGACCAAGAGAAAAGCGGAACAACCTGAGCTTATGCCGGCGAGCGAAGCGGGAACCATGCCGGCGGCGGAACCTCAGGCGGATAAAAACGGTCAATCCAAGGCCGCGCCAGCAGACCTGGCGCCGGCCCTGGAGACGGTAGCGCAGCCCCCGGCAGTAGCGGGTGAGACCGCGGCCCCGATATCGGAGTCCAATGCGCTCCTCAGAATGGCGATCGACAAGGATTTGGATATCGAAAAGCTGAAGACCCTGATCGAACTGCGCGACCGCGAGGAGGAACGCCGGGCGCAGAGCCTGTTCGAGTACCACTTCGCCGAGATGCAGAAGGACTACGTCCCGGTCGCGAAGTCGAAGGCGGTCATGAGCAAGGACAAGAACACGGCCGCCTATTTTTACTGCCCGCTTCCCGACATCCTGGAGACCTACACGCCCATCATCTCGAGCCACGGGTTCGGCTATCGGTTCGACATCACGGACCTGCCGGACAACCTGATCCGGATCGCCTGTCACCTCACGGGGTACGGGCACACGCGGACGACGGCCATCACGTTGCCCATATTGACCGCCGGCATGTATATGAACGCGATCCAGAGCCGCGGCGCGACGATCGAGTACGGCCGGCGATATACCTTCATGAACGTGACCGGGTGCATCGTCTCGGATGAGAACGGGTCCGCGGAGCCAAAGCTCGACCCGGAGATGGCGAGGAAGCACGCCGCCCTCCTCATCCAGTTCGCCCCGAAGGGGATGCAGAAGGAACTCCTGGAGGCTCTCAAGGCCGCGGCGGGCGAAGATCTCGAAAAAGTGGTGCATGAGGCCGAGGTCCTGAAGGAGCGCTGCCAGATGGCCATCCGGAACGTCGACAAACGCGGGGGCGCCGAGGCGAAGGCCAAGGCCGTATCCAGCCTCGCGCAGGTGACCAACCTCGACGAGCTCGCCGCCTGGGAGTCGTATTGTGAAGGTCTATAGCCAGGTCGAGCAGCGGAGCCCGGAGTGGTATGCGGTCCGCTCCGGGAAGTTCACGGCCTCGGAGGACTTCCAGCAGCTGGTCACCGGCCGGAAGGACACCGTGGACAAGCTCATCCGCAAGAAGGCGGCGGAGCGCATCACGGGCCAGTGCGTCCTGAGCGACTACACGAACGCCGCCATGGAGCGCGGCCGGCTGCTGGAGCAGGAGGCGGTTGACCTGTTCGAGATGTCCGAGGGCCTGGCGGTCCAGCGCGTCGGCTTCATCGAGGGGTCGGACTGGCACGGGGCCTCGCCCGACGGCCTGATCGGCGACAACGCCGGCATCGAGATCAAGAGCCGGGACATCCACACCCACCTGGCCTGCTTCCTGGAGGGCTACGACAAAGACTACAAGTGGCAGATTCAGGGCAATCTCTACGTCGCCGAGCGGGAATTCTGGTACTTCGTCAGCTATAACCCGCACTACGCCCACATCGGGAAGCACCTGTTTATCGAGAAGATTCCGCGCGACGAGACCCTGATCGCCCAGATCAAGGCCGGCATCGAGAAGGGCATGGACGCAGTGACCAAGGTCATGCATGTTTTCATTTCCTAAGGAGGGAGCATGGAGACATCACTGGCAATCCCGGAGGCGCAAACCCCGGAGCAGAAGACGGCGCTGCAGGAGTACATGGCGCTCATCGATTGGAAGGAGATCGGTGCCCAGGTCCGGCGCGGCAAGGAGATCACCGTCACTGACGCCGGCCAGGCCGAGCTGATCGCCGAGGCCAGGACGCTCCGCCTCGGGCTCAAGCGGGTCAGGACCGCGATCGAGAATAGACGGAAGGAACTCAAGGAGGGCCTCAATCTGCGGTCCAAGGCCATCGACGGGATGGCGAACGTCCTCAAGGAGCTCATCATTCCGGCCGAGGATCACCTGGAAGCACAGGAGCGATTCATGGAGCTGCAGGAGGAAAAACGGCTATCCGATCTCCAGGCTGCGCGGCAGGCCGAACTTTCCAAGTATCTTCCCGACACATCGTTCTACGACCTGAAGGCCATGAGCGAGCAGGGATATCAGGGGCTGCTGGAATCCAGCCGAATCGCTTGGCAGGCGCAGAAGGATGCGGAGGCGCAGGCCGCAGCGACCCGGGCAGAGAAGGAAAAGGCGGACGCGGCCGAGGCGGAGCGTCTTAAGGCTGAGAACGAGCGGCTGAAGAAGGAGAACGAGGAGGCGACCCGCAAGGCCGAGGAGGCCCGCAAGGAGAAGGAAGAGGCCGAGGCGGATGCCAGGGTCCTCAGGGCCGAGCAGGAGCGCAAGGCAAAGGAGGCGTACGCGGCCAAAGAGAAGCTCGAACGCGATCAGAAGGACGCGGCCCGGCGGGCCAAACTGGCACCGGATAAGGAAAAACTTGAGACGTATGCCGCCGCGCTGGCGGCCGTTCCGGCTCCCGAGGTGAAGAGCGAGGAGGGCAAAGCGGTCGTGGCCGACGCGATCAAGAAGGTCTCCCTGGTCGTTACGTTCCTCAAGCAGCGGGCCACACAGCTTTAACCGCGCGCCGATGATAAGCCGGAACCTGAAGATCAGGCAGGATGGCGAGGGGTACTGGATCAGACTCTCGGATCTGGACAGATTCGAGATCGAGGATCTCATCCGGAAGCACAAGGGCGACGCCCACGTGAGCGTGACGCACCCGATCCGATCGAAGACCGCTGCGCAGCTGGCGGCTTTCCATCCCCTCGCCAAGGCTTTTTATTTGACTGGGATGCACAGCGCCCCGGAGCAGTTCAGGCAGTCGCCCTCTCTCTTCAGGTACTGGCTTAAGATCGAGTTCGGCCCGGCCACTTGGGTCGATTACCAGGGTTCGCATATTCCAATCTGCAAATCAATCTCGCAATATACGGCGAAGGAGATGTCCGCGCTGATCGAGGGCCTTATCTGTCTGATTAACGAATCAGGGGCCTATGGGGCATCATCAGAGATTAGGAATATAATCGAGGGAATGAGCAAAAGGGAGGCCACTCCGTGACCGTGGATGAGGACAACCTATTAAAGAGATTAACTTTTTTAAAGAAGAAGAAACTTAAATTATTAAAAAATGGGAACAAAGAGGAACTCATTAAAACCCAGATGAAAATAATCGAAGTAGGGGACAAATTATTTCCACTTCCGAATTATATTCAGGACGATGATACTGTGTGGGGTTAGATTGATTACCCTTAATTCTATTATAGGAGGCCGCAGATGAAGCTGAAGGGGATGATGGCGTCCGTGGCGCTCGCGTGCGCCCTGGCGATAGCGGCCGGGCAGGCCCACGGGATGATCGGCAAGCCGAGCACGGGGTCCGGCGAGTGGGGCTCCAACGCCTACGCCGAGTGGTCGAAGCTGGCGCTGGACGACAAGGACTTCATGCGCAAGCAGGAGCGGCTCGCCAGGAGAACCATCGCCGAGAAGGCCCCGGCGATGTTCAAGGAGGTCATCCTGGCGATCGCGATGGTCGAGTCCAGCCTACACCAGTTCGACAAGAACGGGAACCCGACCAGCTCCAAGGTCCGCGGCGGGCACACCTGGGGCGTCATGCGGATCAGCGATCAGCCCTGGGCGCGTTACCCGTTCATCGACTACGAGCGGATCAAGTGGGACGCGCGGTACAACATCGAGAGCGGGATCCTGATATTCCTGGACAAGTGGGAGATGGCCGACCGGCTCAAGGTGCAGCGCCAGGGCTTGGCGAAGGTCAGCCGCATCCAGCTCGCGATCCAGCTCTACTACGGGCTGGTCCCCCTGCAGCCGGGCGTCGATCGCTGGGAATACTCCCGCCTGGTCATCCGGACGATGAGGAGGAAGGCGCCATGAAGGCCAAGAAGCGCGAGCAGGAGTTCTGCACTCAGCTCGTCAACGGGATCAAGGCCGCCGGCGGGTTCGCCCACAAGATCTCGGATGTCCCAGTCTCATTCATGAAGGCGGAGACCGGGAAGCGGATCAGGTTCACGCTCCCGAAGAAGTTCGACATCCACTGCGCGAACCCGCTGAGGCGAGGACAGTACACCGCGATCGAGGCCAAGATGTGGACCTTAAAATCATACCCCACGCCAGCACGAGTTATGAAAATGTTACGTCCGTCGGAATTCGAATCCCTACGCGAGGTCCACGCGGCCAAGGGTTGCTCCCTGGTCGCCATCAAGCGGTACGTCCCGCGGGCGAGCGAATATTGGCTGCTGAGCGCCAGCCTGTTCTTTGAGCATTATGGCCAATTCCCCGATCTGATCTTCGTTGATACTTATAAAGATATATTGCAATTAATAACGCATATTATCTGCCCGTGGCCTGGCGACAAGGACAAAGGCGATGACTAAGGCAAAGTATCAAAATTAGAAAAATAACTATTTACAAGTTTGAAAAATTATTTTAGTATATTCACGCCTAATAAATAACGATCCACGCGACGGGAGGGCGTCGATGAGGAGCCGAGAGCGAAGATACCAGACGGTGTCGGTGTCGATTTGGGACGACCCCGACTTCCGGGCCATGGCGAACGGCCACGAGGACGCGCGCCAGCTTTTCCTCTACCTGCTGACCTGCAAGCACCTAAACCTTCCCGGCCTGTTCGTCATCCCCAAAGCCTACGCCATGCACGACCTGAACTGGACCATGAGGCGCACCGAGGCCGCGCTCAGCGACCCGGCCCTGGCCAAAATGATTCAGCGAGACCCCGAGACCGACGTCGTCCTGATCCTGAACCGCTTCAAACACAACCCCCTGGACACCGAGAACAAGCTCAAGGGCGCGGTGATAGCCCTCAACGAGGTCCCGATCACCCACCTGGACGGCAAACTCATTGAAATCATTGAAAAATTCAGCAAAAGCACCGAGTGGGGACTCCTTGTGCATGCCTTACGTATGCGATGCGCATCGAATACGCTGTCAGATACAGATACAGATACAGATACAGATACAGAAGCAGATACAGATACAGATGCTGACGCTACCCCGGCCGGGATGAAGACCCCGGCCAGGGCGTGCTCTGAGCACCTCCTGGCCAGGATCAGGGAACGGGACGAGAGGGCGAAGGACCCTAACTGGAAAAAGTGGGACGGGGACATGGACAAGATCATGCGCCTCGACAAACGCACCGAGGCCGAGGTCCACTTCGTAATCGACGAGGCGCACGACAGCGACTTCTGGAGGAAAAATATCCTCTCGCCCGACAAGCTGCGGAAGCAGTTCTCGAGGCTTTGGATTGAATTCATGAGCCCGAAGGCGAAGAGGACCACGAAGCACGACGAGAACATGGACGCGCTGCGGCGCGCCATGCAACAGGCGAGGGGAGGGGAAGGACATGGCGACCAAGGAGGCGATCATCAAGGAGCTGACGAAGCTCGAGGCGGTGCTGCAGGACAAGAAGCTGGGGGACCTCACCCTCGCTCTCTACCAGAAGGCCCTGCTGCACTTCCCGGAGGAGGTTCTCGCCAGGGCGGTCGCTGAACTCATAAAGACGTGCAGATACTTCCCGACGATCGCCGAGATCCTGGCGGTGGCCGACCCGATCCTCCAGGACCACAACCTCAAAAGACTCAGGCAGATCGAGGAGGACCGCCTCAACGAGTGCAGGAAATTCGTCTTCTACGACTTCGCCACGAACCGGGTCTACTGCCGAGCGCAGCTTGAGGACTCCTGCGAGTGCGCGAGGACTGGAGACCGGAGCAAGTGCCGGATGTGGGAATTGCTCGATGAGCTGCGCCGGAAGGACTGGGTCGAGAACAACCGGGCGGCCGGCCAGGCGACGGCGGGAGCGCCGGAACAACAGGAGGGAAGCCATGCTGACCAGCGATGAGGATCTGACGCAGTCCCAGAAGGTGCTCGCCGTCCTGAAAGCCTACGCCTTCGTCGGGATCTCGGCCGAGGAGCTGAAGGAGAAGGTCATGGTCCCGCAGTACAACTGGGTCATTTGCGAGGACCTGCGGAACAGGAAGCGCCACGTCATCGTGTCTTGGCACGGGAGGAGGCACATGACGGACCCGAAGGCGTACTGGCGGTTCTACTACTGCGGGCGCGTCGGCGAGGGATGGTTCTATCCTCAGGAACTGTACCCGCGCGCCGTGGTCATTCTGGGCCGCGAGATGTTCGCCGCCCTCGAGGGGACACTGCGGCCGGCGGCACCAAAGGAGAAAGGGGGAGCTCCGAGATTCACGATGGCATGATCATGGAGGGGCAAGACGAAAGGGGCGCTGGCAGCGCCCCCGGGACGGGCGGATGCACGGCCCTGGATGGGGACCCTCCTCTCCATCCAAAAACCGCCCGATTTAAAAAGCGGAGGAGATCATGGCATACGCGCGGGAGACGCAGGTTCCGATAGAGCGGAGCAAGGCGGAGATCGAGAAGATTCTCATGCGGTACGGCGCCACAGGGTTCGCTTATGCTTCGCGGAACGATGCAGGGAACGAACAGGCGGTCATCATCTTCCAGGTGAAAGACCGCCGCGTGAGGTTCAATCTGCCGCTTCCTAAGATGGCGGAATTCAAGGAAGACAAACGCGGCCGGGAGCGCCGGCAAGAGGTCTGGATGCGCCTTTGGTCCCAGGCCTGCCGGTCTCGGTGGCGGGCTCTGGCCCTGGTTATCAAGGCAAAGCTCGAAGCCGTGGAAAGTGGGATCACAATCTTCGAGGAGGAGTTCCTCGCCCACCTTATCATGGCAGGAGGGAAGACTGTGGGCGAACGGCTCATCCCAGAATTAGGCACGGCGCTGCGAACGCCAGCATCAGTGCCTTTGCTACCGGGGGCATAACATGAACAAGACGCGCATCGCCTGGACTGATTTTACCTGGAACCCAGTGACCGGGTGCACCCCGGTCAGCGAGGGGTGCTTGAATTGCTACGCCGAGAGAACGGCGCGGAGATTCAATGCGGTTAAATGCACATCTTGTTTAGAAAAAACGTGTATGTGCTGCCCGGGGGAAAATGACCATTTCAAAGTCGCGCTCCATCTCGACCGCCTGGACGAACCATTGAAATATCATTCCCTCAAATGTACGAAATGCAAAGGAACCGGAACCGATGACCACGGAAATAAATGCTATCGGTGTGGAAGGAAGGGAACCGTTGAAAGCCAATTGATTTTCACCTGTTCGATGGGCGACTTGTTCCACCCGGATGTGCCGGATGAGTTTATTCTTCAGGTCTGGCAAAGAATGCTTCGCGCTCCACAACACACCTTTCAGGTTCTGACCAAAAGGCCGGAACGGATGCGAGATATTGTCGAAAGGGCATATACCTTCTGCCTCCCAAACGTCTGGCTCGGCGTGACCGCCGAGAACCAGGCGCGGGCCGATGAGCGCATACCCGTTCTGCTGCAAACACCAGCGGCTAAGAGGTTTGTCAGCATCGAGCCGATGCTGGGGCCGGTGGATTTGTGTGGGCTGAATGACGGGAGCTGGTACGACGCCGAGGGAGCGACTAGATATAACGCACTCAAAGGCTTGGCTTGGTATGGAGCGACGGGAGATAACGGACTTGGAGGAGGCCCTGTACTCGATTGGGTGATCGTAGGCGGCGAGACTGGCCCAGGTGCGCGTGAGTGCCGCGAGGAATGGGTGCATTCGGTATACGACCAATGCCAGGCGGCTGGGGTGCCGTTCTTTTTCAAACAAACCGGGAATAATTGGGTTCGCGGTTGGCCCAGCGGGCCCGGAGAAGAAACAACGCTGATCCGGGGAGCGTGGGAGACGCGCCGGGAGTGGCCGAAGTGAAGCCCTGGGTTTTTCCTTCCATCCTGATCCTGCTGGACATCGCAGCGGCGTTCGTCTGGCTGTCCGATGGAGACTGGAAGCGGTTCGTCTATTGGATGGCGGCCGCCACCTTGACCGCTACGGTGACGTTCTAATGATCGGCCCCTTTGCCCTGAATCGTGTCCATTGCGGCGATGCGCTGGAATGCCTGCGGCGGTTGTCGGATGAATGCGTGGATGCGATGGTCACGGACCCGCCCTATGGTATTAGATTTATGGGCAAGGCATGGGATTCATTTGACAAACTGAAAGATCGCGCGATTCAAAGAGCGTCCCAATATCAAACGAAAGGGAAAAACGGAAAAATCTGCACCAAACCGCGCATTAGTTTGGCAGAGCAAGCCGGCTCGTACAATTTTACGCGAAGGGCGAACCATAATTTTCAGGTGTGGACCTTTAATTGGGCGCGCGAAGCCTACCGAGTATTAAAGCCAGGAGGGCATCTCGTTTCTTTTTGCGGGACTCGAACATATCACCGCATGGCATCCGGGATCGAGGATGCAGGGTTTGAGATCCGAGATCAGCTAGGATGGATATTTGGGGAGGGGTTTCCGAAATCATTAAACGTAGGAAAAGCGATCGATAAAGCGGCTGGGGCCGAAAGAAGGGTTTTAGAAAAAGGCAAACCGACAAAGCGCATGATCCCAGGGGCAGATCAGGATCGAACCGGATCGTGGATCAAGAATAACGGGCGTGAGTTTGTTCCGACCAAGACGGAGCCATCTACAGATGCGGCCCGCCAGTGGAACGGATGGGGAACCGCCCTCAAGCCCGCCTGGGAGCCAATAGTCTTGGCGCGTAAGCCGCTGATCGGCACGGTAGTCGAGAACGTGCTGGCGCATGGAACCGGGGCAATAAACGTGGACGGATGCAGGGTAAATCAAGGACGCTGGCCTGCAAACTTGGTCCACGACGGAAGCGATGAAGTGCTGGCATGTTTTCCAGACGCGCCCGGAGCATTTTTCGGCGTTGGCCCAAAGTATGGAAAAAAGGATGGCGTCAACTGCTATGGAGATTATGGTCTGCGCGAGAACATGGCACCTCGAGGCGATGACGGATCAGCCGCGCGCTTCTTCTACTGCGCCAAAGCTGACGCGGATGAACGTGCTGGGGGCGATCATCCGACCGTCAAACCCCTTGCGCTCATGCGCTGGCTGGTGACGCTCATTACTCCGCCCGGAGGATTGGTGATTGACCCGTTCGCTGGTTCAGGAACCACGGGAGTGGCCGCGTTGCAACTCGGCTTCCGCTTCATTGGATTCGACAAGGAAGAAAAGTATTGCCGGGAACTGGCAGCGCCACGCCTGGCGGCAGCCGAGCGAGGGCAGACGGTGGAGCAGTACAAGGCAGGCCAGTTGACCATATTCGAGGAGGCAAGCCATGAAGATCGGGATTGACCAGACGGAGGACCGGATGAGCATCCGGCAGCGGTTCGTCAAGGCCGCGATGCAGGGATTGGTTCCTGAAGGAAAGAAACCGCTGCCGAACATTTATGACCAATGGATCGCGGAACAAGCCTGCAAGATTGCGGACGCGACGCTCAAGCACGAGCTCGAGACGCGCGGCGAGCAGGACGTGGCCCCGCCGATCAGGGAGCCGAGGGACAATGCGCTCGCTTAAGGCGCTCGCCCGGCAGGTCGAGCTCCTGGCGAGGATCTGCGACATGGCGAAGGCGGCGGGCTGGACGCTGTCCTCGGGTCCGGACCGGCGCCAGATATGCCAGTTCACGCGCCGCGCCGACATCGTCACCGTTAGCCTGGAGGACATGACCGTGGTCAGCACGATTCTCCATCCGGTCCACGGGCGAGCGAGGCTCACGCGGAAAGACGTGGACCTCGGAACGCTCGGGCGGATATTCCAGGATCCCAGGGTTCATACCCGGCTCGGGATCGAGAGGAGGGAGGTGGGATGCCATGCACCGGCCCGGGGAGCGGGAGCGTAAATCCGGGCCAGCAAATTCTGGACAATAGCACGAGGGGAGGCGCCGAGGCGCACCACCACTGAGCGGCGCCCCCTACTAAAATCACACGGGAGGGAAGGATGAACACAGAAAAGAAAGACAACAAGCAGCCGGAGGCCGCGGGGAAGGCTGGCGGGAAGAAGAAGGAGCCCAGGCAGCCGAGGGACAAGGGGGAGATCGCGCACGACTTCCGCATGGCCTCATTCTTCGGGAAGATCGTCCGGGTCGTCGAGAGCTGGAGCAAGGGGCGCAGCCTGAACATCGTGGTCGAGACCGATGACCACAAGCGGGCCGCCCAGGGGCTGGAGCGGTTTATGAGCTCGGACGAGATCCTCTTCCGGCTCGTGCCCCGGCAGCCGCTGATCGGGGACAAGGACCCGGAGGACTTCAGCCTGAAGGTCCCGCGGTTCTGCGTCGAGATGGTCGAGCGCCTGGAGAAGAAGGCCTCCGAGGGCGTGCACGGGTGGGAAGTCATGCCGGTCAAGGAGCATAGCATACGCGCCGAAAACGTCCTCGAGATGCTCTGCTGCGAGATCGACAAAGCGAAGCCGAACCCGAAGCAGATCCAGAAGCTGGCTGTCGACCTGGCGAATTACGCCTTTTTCGTCCATCAATGCGCCGAGATCATGGACCGCAAGGCTTCGACGGGAATATGAAATTGCTCGACTTGTTTTCCGGCATAGGTGGTTTCTCGCTGGCCGCTTCCTGGGCCGGGATTGAAACGGTTGCCTTCTGCGAGAAGGACGCCTTCTGCCAGCAGGTGCTTAAAAAGCATTGGCCGTCCGTTCCGATAGTGGACGACATCTTCAAACTGCGGGGTGATGAATTTGGAGCAATCGACATTGTTTCAGGGGGATTCCCTTGCCAGCCTTTCAGTGTGTCTGGGAAGCGAAAAGGCAAGGATGATGACCGTCACCTCTGGCCGGAGATGCTCCGCGTTATTAAAACAGCAAGGCCCACTTGGGTGCTTGGTGAGAACGTGCCTGGAATCATCGGCCTGGAACTCGACCAAGTGCTTTCTGACCTGGAGGGGTCAGGCTACGAAACGCAGGCGCTCGTTATTCCGGCTTGTGCCGTCGATGCCCCGCACCGTAGAGACCGAGTCTGGATTATGGCTTGGAACAGCAACAGCAACAGAAAGAACGAAAAGATTTTCAATGGGAAGAACACCGAATCCCGCAGAATTTGCAAAGATGTGGGCCACGCCGAGCGCAGCGGACGCAGTGGGAAGCCACGGCGGGGGGCAGGGGAAATCACTGCGGACGGACATAAGCAACTGGAAGAAGGGGATGTGGCCGACACCAAGAGGAAACAAGATCACAGGGAAGGATCGGTCAGACTTTCGGCCATCGCTACACAATGCCGTCAAGATGTGGCCAACACATATGGCCAGCCGCAGAGACATGGGAACGATGATGTGCGCACGATTCAGCGGGAAGGATCGGAAGGCAGGAAAAACGGAAGCACAATACGATCCAGAAAATGCCGGGCAATTAAATCCGGATTGGGTCGAATGGTTGATGAGCTACCCGCCCGGCTGGACAACCATTTCGACGAATAACCGGCTGACATCCCGCGCACGGCAAAAGGAATCCAAAACCGCGTTGCGCGACTGAAAGCCCTGGGCAATAGCATAGTGCCGCAGGTGGCGTACCAGATTTTCAAGGCGATGGTGGAAGGTTGACGAGGCGGAAGGAACGGACCCGGGGGTCATGTGCCCCCGGGACCTTTTAGGAGGGTATCATGAACTTATGCAGTGATGGACATCAGGAAGTCTGCTTTGAGGGGAAAAATTGTCCGGCTTGCACTGCTATATATGAGCGGGACCAAGCGAATCAGGAGGTCGAACTTTTGAAGGATAAGGCGGAGCAACTTCAATCGAGGATCGACGATTTGGAATTGGGCGCTGCGGCCCAGGAGGTCTCCAGCGAGGGCGGCGCCGTATGAGCATGTTCGGGAGTTTCCTGCAGTGGATCGGGCTGGTCGGTGGATGGAAAGCCCCGGCGGCCCAGGGCCTGGACAAGGGGATCAAGGACCGCGCCGGTGAGTACGACCGGCCGGTCCGGTTCAGGCGGAAGCAGTGCCGCGGTGGGGCCTGGCTGAGAAAGTACCGGGCCAAGCGGAGAATCAGGAACCGCATCGCAAGCGAAAGCCGGCGGATCAATCGAAAGGGGTGAAGATCATGACAAAGACACACGACGAGAAGATCCCGGAGCTGGGGCCGAGCGAGCTGGAGCCGGTCGACCTGGAACCCGGGCGGATCGACAACGCGAGGCTGGACCTCATCAGGAGCCGGGCCGCGAAGCTCAAGGCCAAGGAGCAGGTCCTCGCACCCGCGCAAGTGAGCATGGCCGGGACGTCTGAGCTCGGGGAACTTATCGGAGCGGTCCGAGACCTGTCCAATGCGGTCTTGGCCGCGGCGGCGATCCCCGCGCTCGTGGAGCGGTGCGGGCGGCGCCTGGACGAGCGCTGGGTGTCCAAGGCGTCGATCGCGATCGGGACCGAGGTCATGCGCGGCATCTCGGGCAAGGCGAAAAAGCGCAAGATGGTCCGGCCCAGGAAGAACGCGGCGGCGAAAAAATAAAGTATCAGAAAATCCGGTACATGGTACAATTCCAGCAAGGCGGCCGCGGGGCGACCCGGGCCGAATAAACTCGGAGGTCAAGGCATGGCGAAGAACGCGGACGCAGGCAAGGGGCAAGGGCAGGGGCAGCTGATCCCGCCGCAGGGCGAGGCCCAGGGCGGGAAGAAGAGCGCGCGGATCGCACAGATCGCGAAGTTCAAGATCGAGGACGCCGACGCGCTGCGGAAGGGCATCCAGAACATGCGGGACCTCATGAACAACCTGGTGGGCGTGACCATTCGGATCGGCGACGCGCACCGGCGCTTCCACTACCTGCCGGAGAACGGCGGGCCAGCCAGGACGAACGAGCAGGACAAGCGCGTCCAGGAGCGGGCAAGCGCGGACTGGTCCATGTCCGTATCCGGAGCCTTGGCGGTCATTCAACACCTCGAGGAGGAGATCCGTGCGGCCAAGTCTGCGCTCGAAGGATGACAACGACCGGCTCCGGCCTCCGGCCGTGGCCCTCTCGACCATCCCCGTCATCTACGTCGGAGACAACCGGGAGTCGTCACAGAACGTCAAGGGCGTCGTCTACCGGTTCGTCCGCGGCATCCCGATGGACGTTCCGATCGCAACGGCGAACCTGCTGATTAACAAGGGGAACTTCAAGCACGCCTCGGACGTCGACGTCCGGAAGTACCAGGCACCGATGACCTGGGTCCAGTCGATCCTGGTGGCCAGGACGCTGCACTCGATCGGCGACATGCTCATGGCGAGTCTCACCCCCAAGGCGCTTAAGCGCAAGTACCCCCGCGCCAAGGTGACGGTGGCGGTTCCGCGCGAGAGCTTCCCGCTCTGGTTTCACAATCCCTGGGTCGACGAGCTCGTGGACTGGTTCTCCTGCCAGTACGCCTCGCGGCGCTACGACCTCTTCTTCGACATCACGCGGCCGTGCGTCAGATACGAGATGGCGAACCATCCGAGCCGGAAGCAACGGATCGACATCTACATGGAGCACTGCGGGGGAAGCCTCCCAGACGACGAGAAGCAGCCGTTCTACCTCGTCACGCAGGACGAGCGGGACTGGGCGGCCAAGGTCACGGGCGGCCGGTACTTCTTCGGCATCCAGCTCCGGGCGAACGCGCCGATCAGGAACTGGATGGCCGGCGAGCACTGCCCCCAGGACCGGAACAAGGAGATCGTCCGGCGCTGGCTCGGGCTCGACAACGGCGTCGACGTCCTGCTCTTCGACGAGCACCAGAACCTGGTCAGTCAGTACGAGGGGCCAAGGATCTTCAAGCGCCCGGGGTCGAGCATCCGCGAGGTGTTCGCCCTCATGGAGCGGTGCGCGCTCATGCTCACGCTCGACTCGGGCTTGCTCCACGGCTGCGGGGCGCTGACCATCCCGGCGGTCGCCCTGTTCGGGAACATCCACCCGGACGCCCGGACGAGGTACTACCAGGGCGTGAAGCCGCTCTTCAAGCCGGAGGCCTGTATCCACCAGCGCGGGCCATGCAACGGGGACTGCGGGCATCAGTACTGCCTGGAGGGCATCACCGTGGACGAGTGCTGGGGGATGCTCAAGAAGGTTTGGGACGAACACGGCCGGCGACGGCTGGAGGTCATGAAGGCCAACCCAGGCATGAAAGGACGGACGGAGCCATGAACCCTACGGAAGCACTCGCAAAGGTTCCGCGGATAAGGACGCCCGGGTCGATCGAGGGGCTGAAGGAGATGGTATCCACGCTCCCCGACGGGATGATCATCGTGGAGGTCGGATGTTACGCCGGCGAGTCGACCGCCGTGCTCGCCGAGAAGGCGAAGCTGCTCATCTGCGTCGACCCGTGGGATCCGGAACTCTTCAAGTCCAGGCCGCCGGGCGTGACCATGGACGACGTCAAGCTGGCATTCAATGTCAGGATGTTTCCCTGGCGTGCGATCCTTGAGGCGCGGGGCGGGGGGCTGAATGTTTTCAGCGCGAAATCCATTGACGTCGCGGAAAGACACTTTGACCAATCAATCGACCTGGTCTACATCGACGCGGACCACTTCTACGCGAGCGTGGTGGCCGACATCAGGGCCTGGCTGCCGAAGGTCAAACTAGGTGGATGGATCGGGGGCCACGACTACAACGACGAGCGCTGGAAGCCGGAGGTCAACCGGGCCGTGGACGAGATCCTCGGGAAGCCGGACCGGGTCTTCAAGGACTGCAGCTGGATCAAGAGGGTGGGAGGGTAATATGCTGACCGAACAGGAAGTCCAGACCGTTATGGAATTGGCGAAGATGGGGCCGGCGGAATGGGTCGTCTTCGGAGTCATCCTGGGCCTGCTCCTCGTCGGGATTTTTTTCGAGTGGCTCAACAGATGAGCTCGCGGCGGATAATCGTCACGGGCGCCTTCGGGGCGCACGAGAAGCTGGCCGAGCGGACCGTCCCGACGATCAAGGCTTATGCCGACCGGTGCTGGGCTGACTTCCACTGCCTGTCCGGCAAAGACGCGGAGGGATGGCCCACGCCGCACTGGGCCAAGCTGAGGATCAGGGACATGCTCAAGCAGGAGGGCGGATGGTACGACGAGGCGGCTTGGATCGATTGCGACGCCATCGTCCGGCCCGGGGCGCCGAGCCTGTTCGAGATCGCCGGCGGCCTTTTCGCCGCCTACCCGGAGTCTGAGAGGCTCCCAAGAATCAAGAACTTCGAGGAGTACTGCAGGATCATCCGCAACCGCATTATGAGCGCCGCCCGATATTTTAACACGGGCGTCATGGTCATCCCATCCGGGGATGCGAACGCGCTGCTTCCCCCGGTCAAGGAAAGCCTGGACGCCGCGGCGCGGCTTCGGCGCGAGCGGCCGGACAAGTTCTTCAATGACCAGGACTGGATCAATTCGAACGTCGCGGTGCTCGGGATCACGGCGGCCCCGCTTCCCCTCGAGTTCAATTTCATGCCATTCGATGACGTCTGGGGCCAGAGAAATCAGCGGGCGCACATTATCCACTATGCCGGCCTCTATTCCCGCTTGGGTGAAGGACTCCTCGGCCTGATTGCCGACGATCTCAAGGCCTGGGGGAAGCCATGACCAAGAAAAAGGCCAAGAAAAAAATACCGCCCGAGGATCCCGAAAAGGCCAAAGTCGCCCGGGATGCGGAGCGGGCGAAGATGATCAAAGTCACAGAGACTCAAAATGAAATCGATGAATTCAATGCTCAGCAGGCCGCTTTCGCCCAAGACCAGCGGCTCCGCAATCAGTACGAGCGCGACAAGCCGGAGCTGGCCCCGTGGATCGGGTGGGAGGAGTACCGGGAGGCGCGCAGGAGCGAGGCGCGGATCAGGGCCTTCGGGATCGTCGGCGCATACATGGCTGGCAAGAAGCGCGAGGAGATCCGGAAGCTCTACCGGATCAGCCCGAACAAGCTGAACGCCATCCTCAACAGCCAGGTCGTGGACGACATCCTGTCCTACGCCCTCGGTCACATCTACAGCTTCCAGAACGCCGCGGTCAAGGCGATCCTCTGGCAGCTGACGCGAGACCATGACGGACACCTGGCCATGGCCCTGCTGGACAAGATGGGCCTATTCGACCGGATGGGCCGGCTGCTCGATGCCGGCGCACCGGAGACCATAGGGAAAGGCGCCGATGACCAAAAAGGGATATTCACGGCACTCATCGCAGGAGCCGGAAACGACCTTCAGACCCGACAGGCTGCAGATGCGCTTGGCCAGTTTGTCGTCCAGACCCTCAAAGGCGCAGCTGACCGCACGGGACCTGGCGAGCCTCGCCACGACGTATAATCTGGCGGCCTACGCCAGCGAGCACGCGAGGATCCCGTCGCTCGACGGGGATCCGCTGGGTGCACCCTTTACCTTCACGAAGTTTCCCTACATGATGGAGCTCTACGCCGACTCATTCCCCGACATTGTCATCCAGAAGGGCCTTCAGGTCGGCGCCTCCGAGTACGCCGTGCTCCGCTCGATCCACGCCTGCGACCGGCTCGGCTGCGACGTCATGTATGGGTTCCCGCACACGAAGCAGATCGGGCGGTTTTCCAAGACGCGGATCAACGCCATCATCCGCAGGAGCCACCACTTCCGCCACATCGTTGACGACTTCGCGACCGAGACCAAGGCCCGGCAGTCGACCTTCCTCCGGGTCATCCGCGGCCGGCTCTTCCACCTGGTCGGCGTGGCGTCCGACAGCGAAATCCAGTCCGAGTCCGTCGACATCGTCATCCGCGACGAGTTCGACCTCATGGACCAGTCCAACGCGGCGCTGCTCAGGAAGCGCAACTATGCCTCGCAGCGGAGGATGTATCTCGACCTCGGGTTCCCACTGATCGACGCGGCCGGGATCAACGGCCGTTTCCTCGAGAGCGACCAGCGCGAGTACGAGGTGCTCTGCCTCAAGTGCGGGCTCTGGCAGGAAATCCAGTGGCCGCGGAATATCGATCGGGATCGCATGGAGCGCGTCTGCTGCTCCTGCCGGGCCAGCCTGGAGCAGAGCATCCGCAACCTCAGGTGGGGCCGGTGGGTGCCGCGCAACCCATCCGCGTCCCGGCACTGCCACGGTTATCATATCTCCCGGCTGCTATATCCAGGGCTAGACTTCGAGGACTTTCTGCAGAACGCGGACAACAAGGTCCGCGAGATGGAGTTCAACGTTTACGACCTCGGCATCCCCTACACCGGGCGGGCGATGCGGATCACCGAGGCGCTCTTCCTCTCGCGCGTGGACAAGACCCTGGAGCTCAAGGACCCGCGGCTCGAGCGCGGCGTCATCCGCGGCGGGGCCGACGTGGGCTCCGTCATCCACGTCTGGATGGAGGTCGACGAGCAGGCCCATGGAAAAATCCGCACGAGATTAATTGACCTGCAGACCTTCGATGGAGATAATAAGTTCCAGCAGCTGGCAGAGTACCTCCTGTTCACGCGGCCGGCGGCCTTCTGCATCGACGTCAGCCCGGAGACGACCGAGGTCATGACCCTGGTCCACCGGTTCCCCTTCGTGGTCTGGGGTGTGAGGTTCGAGGACTTCACCACGCGGCCGCAAGAGGAAAGCAGGATCGACTACGACAATTTCGTGGTCTCCGTGAACAGAACGATGATGCTCGACTGGAGCCTGAGGGACTTCCTGGACGGGACGCTGACCATCCCGGGAGCGGCGCTGGCGAGGCACAAGGACGTCAAGGCGCACTTCATGGCCCCGGTCCAGATCATCGACACGATCGGGAGGACGGGGACGCCGATCAAGCGCTGGACGACGCCGGAGGGCAGGCCCGACCACTGGGCCTTCGCCCGTGCGGCATGCGTCGCGGCGAGAAATCTGGAGCGGTGGGTGGAGCGAGACGGCGGGCACAGGCCGCCGCCGGCGGACACGCCGGCCATCCCCTACGCGAAGCTCTACAAAATGCTCAGGAGGAGATGACCATGGGCCTCATCGACAACCTCAAAAAATACAGGGACCGGATGACCGGGAAGGCCGAGCAGTGCGCGCGCGCGAGAACGATGGCGGAAGTGGCCGACCTGTTCGACCTCCTCATGGACGAGATCGGGTGGGACAACGTCCAGGGCGCGAGCCTCGGGGATCCGGCTCCGCGGACGTCCAGAAATGTCGCGCGGAATACGAAGCGCAACCTCCAGAAGTTCATGGAGGACGGGTATATCCAGGGCGGCATCCGGCTGCACACCGACTTCGTCTTCGGGCGTGGGATCGACGTCCCCAAGTGCGACAGCGACGAAGTCCAGGAGGTCGTCAACGACCTCTGGTGGTCCCCGCGGAACCAGCGCAACCTCTTCAGCTTCAGGGCCCAGCAGAAGCGGCACAAGGAGACGCTGCTCTCCGGCGAGCTGAACCTCCTGGTCAAGATCGACCCGAAGACCAGCGCCATCCAGATCTATCCCATCGACCCGCAGGACATCGAGGAGGTCGTCACGGACCCAGAGGAGCCGTCGCGCCAGGCGTTCTTCCTGGTCAAGCATAGCGCCAAGAAGTGGGACTTTGCCGCAAACCAGTGGGCCACCCCGGAGGAGGCGAAGAAAGTCCTCCATCGGTCCATGCGCTACAAACTTCTCGAGGCGTCCCAGGAGGAGCTGGACCGCGGTCTCGTGTACCACGTCGGGCTGAACGAGTTCTTCGGGTCCAACCGCGGGGCCTCGTTCATCCAGGCGATCTACGACGCGGCGGATGAAGCGCAGGCGATGGCCGACGACGGCGCGGCGCTATCCCACGCGAACGCCGAGGTCGGGTGGAAGAACAAGATCCTCAAGGGCGGGAAGAACGTCATGGACAAGATCCTCTCCTTCTGGAGGACGAAGACCAACGGGAGCAACCCGGCGCGGGCGGCCGCGAGCGACTACGCCGAGAACGATGCCCTGAGCCGGGACTGGGTCACGCAGCGCGACACGGGGGCGCACTACCGCAAGGAGGACATGCGCGCCCTCAAGCTGTACCTCTTCGCCGGCCTCGGGTTCGGCGAGCATTACATGGGCGACGCCTCGACCGGGAACCTGGCGACGGCGACCGCCATGGAGCTCCCGGTCGTCAAGATGATCCAGGGCGAGCAGCGGATGTGGGAGTCCGTGTTTTGTGACATCATCGACTTCGCGATCGACGTGGCCGTCCTGACCGGGCGCCTGGCCGGCAAGGTCAAGGACATCGATGAGGCGGACACGGAGACCGAAGAGGACCGGAGCTACCAGCTCACCTTCCCGCCGATCGTCATGAAGGAGCTGGACAAGTATATCGCGGCGCTCATTTCCGCGAACAACGGGGCGCTTATCACAGATCGGGACGCGGCCCGGCTCGCCATGGAGGCCTTCGAAATCCAAGAGATCGACGCGGCCCTGGACGAGCTCTCCGGGGAGGCCGAGATCGACAAGGCCATGAAGGACGTCCAGGCGGCCCAGGCCACGCCGGCGCCTCCTCCCGTGGGGGAAGGCGCCGCCAAGCGCGCCCCTGAGCCTGCTGCCGGCGACGAGAAGGAGGCGGCCGAAAGCGCGGACCAGCTCGTCGCCCTCTTCAGGAGCCTGGAGCCGGCCGCGCTCGTGGGGGCGCTGAAGAACCTCCGCAAGGAAAACAACGGGAACGGGAAAAAGACTTACCAGGACGTCCTCGGATGAAGCTCGTCCGGGTGCGCATCGGCGACGCGGCGAAGACGGAGCGGATCATCGGCAAGGCGATTCGCGCCTATCTCGCCCGCATGGTGGCCCGGGCCAGGCTTGAGATCCTATCAGCCAGATCCCTCGGCAAACCGATCAGGGCCTCCGAGGCCATCGAAATTCCGGCGGACGAGACGGTCGTGCGCCGCGCCAGCAGGGTATCTGAGCGGCTGAGAATCAGCGACCCGCGCGCCTGGACGAACTCCGCTGTCCCGAACTTCGCGTACTACCGAGACCGGCTGATCGACCGCGCCGATGAGGAGCGGATGGTCAAGGTGCTCACCGGGGTCAAGACCGGGGCCTATATCTCCTCGGCCACGCAGGCGGCCCTGGACCTCGGGCGCTCACCGGTCATCTCGGACGAGGTCCTCCGGGCGATCCAGCAGAAGGCCTTCAAGATCGTCACGACCGAGATCACGCCCACCCTGCGGGACCAGCTAGTCGACCGGCTCGAGGCGAACATCCGGGCCGGGTTCTCGATCGACGAGACTGCGCACTCGTTCGGAATGCTCGAGACGAACTGGCGGACGATCGCGAAGACGGAGACGCATGACGTCTACGAGCAGGGAACCTGGGACCAGGTCAATAACGAGGCCGAGGAGTTCGGCGCCGAGATCACAAAGTACTGGCAACACTCGGGGAACGTACACGCGCCCCGGGAGACGCATCTGGCCGCGGCGGAACAGTATGGACCGGATAATCCCATCCCGATCGATGAGCCGTTTATTGTCGGCGGCGAGACCATGATGCGGCCGCACGATCCGGACGCGAGCCCGGAAAACGTCATCGGCTGCGGATGCACGACCATCTACCTCGTCGGAGGTAAGCGATGAACAAGTTTATGCTTTATGCCCTGATCGCTCTGGCCGTCTGGGCTATGATCTCGGTGGCGATCCTTTTGAGCGGAGGCGTCCAATGAAGGCGCGCGGTTTTACCTCACGGGTTTGCCGCGCAAGCGGCAAGGGCTTCGGGCTGACTACCCTGGCCCTTGCCGTACTTTTGTTTTCAACTCTGGCTCTGGCTGCCACGCTTTATGACAACCAGGATGGTAATGTGACGGATTGGGTTGAGGTGTTTGATGGCGATGGTTATACGGCGATGTACGATGCAGGAACTACACAGCGGGTTTATCATGCTGGTGCTGGTGGCGGGAATTATGGAATCTGGAAGTTCGACGGCGCTGGCGCGAGCGCGTGGACCAATTATCACTTTCAAGTAAATGTTTCCGATTGGTCCTTCAGTGTTCCGCAGTATCTGATCGTGGGGGTGCGCGTGAATGGGTCATGGTTGGCCGGGGGCGGTTATTGGTTCCGGCACAGCCTCGGAGCATCTGCCAACTGGCAGCCGGTCGGCGTGACCTGGGGAACAGTAACCACGAATAATGTCTGCACAATATCCAAAACGAGTATAGTTGACGTTTGGGTGTCAGGAAGCGGCGCGGCGACAACTATAAAAGTTTCCGTCGGCGGGACCGTTTATTACGAGGCCAGCAATCCATCCGTGGTGAATGATTCTGGGACCATCAGCGTGGGAATATGGGCGAACTATTATATGGCGTGGTATCCGGATGACCTGTTAGTAGAAGATATAGTGGTCTCGACTCCCACGGACACCCCCACGGCTTCGCCCACTCCGACCGCAACGCCGATTGATACTTTGACTTCGACGCCAACTGATACAGTAACTGCAACTCCGACATTCACACCCACGTTCACCTATACCATCACGCCCACGCCGACCGCCACGCCCACGTCCACGCTTACACCGGGGATTAATACGCTGACGCATGCGGATAATTTTTTAGATCCCGCGGTTCAGCTCCCCTTACATACCTGGATACCAGATTTGGATTGGGACGGCGGAATATGGTCCGATCTATCCAATATCTGGAAGGTTGGATTTGGAGGAACTTTCTGGGGTGCGGCGGCAAACAGGACCGCTGCCACCGGGTATGGCTATACCGGAGGAATATTCAATCTCGGCACCATCGTCTATCCGGTCATGTACAACATCGGGCTGAAGGTCCTGGAACTTTTCGAGATTAACCCGATCAAGGGGTTCACCTTCCGGCAAGGTCCGGCTGGGGCGCTGCACGTCGAGGTCGACGCGTCCAGCACCACGATCACGGCCATCCGCCTCAAGGAGTTCGACTCGGCCGGGAACACGACGGTCGTGGCAACAGGCTCGGCCCCTGCCATTGGCCCGAGGCCGGGGTATTACAAATCCGCGTTGACCATCGTGGACGATTCGACTCATCTGAAGATTTATTTCGACCCGTCATTCGTGCCGCTATACACCGCCGCCTATGTCACGGCCACGACGAAGGTCCTGGAGGTGGACAGTACAAAGTATAATACTCAGGGGCAGATGAGCTGGCTCTGGACCAGCGGGAACAGCGCGATGGTTCTTGACTTTATCTCCGTGGTGGAGAACTACGCCACGTCAACGCCGACCGCAACGCCGACAGTGACGCCGACATTAACGGCCACGCCTACCAGGACTGCGACCCCGACTTTTACCCGGACCGCGACGGCGACCCCGACGTTCATCCCGTACTGGATCCTCATTGTCAACGATGCCGCGCGCCCGGTGACCGTCGACAATCAGACCCGCGATATCCCGATCGACAACAAAGCGCGGACTATAAAAATCAGGAGGAACCCATGAAACGCATCGTACTGATTCTGCTCTATGCCGCCGCCCTCGCGGCCACGGCTGCCCCGGCCCGGGCGACTATCACGCCGCTCGAGTTGAGACAGGGGTCGACCGGACCGGCCCTGAACATTTGGATCAAGGACTACGATTCGAACAATCAGCTCCAGTCCTGCGACCTCACTGGGACGACGGTCACCTGCACCATGCGGAACCTGAGGACCGGGGCCAACGTCTTCACGAACCGCGCGGCCGTCGTCTACGACGCGACGCAGGGGAGGATCCGCTGCGTCTGGCAGTCCGGGGACACCACTGCGATCGGGGAGTACGCCATCCAGATCAGGATCCTGGATGTGGAAGGGAAGCTCATCATCCTCCCGGGCGGCGAGGACGCGCAGGTGAGGGTCAAGCAAGCCTATTAATTTTTTTCTCTGAGAATATTTGACACAGTTTAGCGAGACTGCTAAATTATCACCAGGAGGCGAACACCATGCCCTGGACCACCATGAAGGAAGTCCCAGACTCGATCGCCAAGCACAAGGGCGCGAGCCTTTCCATCGAGCAAGCGAACAAGTGGGCCTCGATCTACGACG